TAAAGAATCTAATTTATCTTCAATACGATGAACGGCTTTAAGTACTTCGTCCCAACGTGCTGAAAAGTCATCTTTGTGCATATAGTTTTCAGCCAAGTGCGCTCGTAGGTCGTGTACTTCGTCTTTTAAAATTTGAACAGCTGTCCAAAGTTCTTTACAAAACCAACCAATAGCGACACAGATAAGTGGTAAAACTGTGTTTATAAGTGTCTGTAAGTCCATTTTATTTTGCCGCCTCTAGTACTGAACGAGCAGCTGCTTGATCTAAAGCAAGTCGTGTAAGCGCGTTAATATCTGCTGCTGGGGCTTGATATGCTTGTGGCTCTGGTGTTGCAGGGACAACAACCTCTGGCTCTACAGAAACAGCTGGAGTTGGTTCTATTACAGCCGCGGGGGCTGTTGCTTCTTTAAGAGCAGCCAATTCAGCTTCGATTGATGCTACTATTGCGTCTGTTAATGCCATGATTATTTCCTTGGTTATACTTCTGAGTTAATTATTGCTGTTGATGTTACACGATCTAAGGTAAGTATGCCATTACAACATAAGTTCCAATCCACACCACTTTCATCTATTTCACTAAAAGAAGGGGCATTAAGCTTAAAGTGCTTTACTAAATATTCTTTTTCACCTTCAAAGATTCGCCACACATGATCTACGGTGCCACGGTTTTCTTGCCCGCGGCTTTTATTAAATCTAATTTTATACTTAACCATTACACTACCTCTGCGGTTGGTTTGCAAACGTGATTTGATATTTGAGATATTTCTTTAACTTTAATATTAAAATGAATAAATCTCATAGGACTATCAGTCATATTTTTAGTAAATGAATGTGGTAGCCAAGCATTTGTAAACATTAAAGTGCCTTCTTTAGCTTCATAATTAATCATATTACTCGCTGGAGTAGCTAGGCCCATGTTTTGTTCTGGTAAATTCGCCTGAACTTTACTTGATTTTGGATCATAGAATAAAGCTTTTGGCCCATTTTCAGGGACATCTAAAAAATAAAATCCAACAATTTGATTGCCATTTCCATGAATATGTTGCTCCATTAAAGAACCTTTATGATGTTCTTGACACCACATAGATTCAAAATACGTATTCATATTTATAACATCGTATCCCTGCTCTTGTAGAATGTTCCACGCAGTTTGAGCTACATAGTTTGAAAAGTCTAACATCCTTGGATCTATGTTAATTGATTCTGTCATATAGCAAGGAAATGTTTCGTTTAATTCGCTTTCTTTATGCCTTTTTTCAAGAAACTCTAAGGATACTGTTCTAGCTATTTCTAAGTATTCTGGTTTATCAATGGTATAAACATTGATTGGGAATACGGATTCTACTGTTAGTTTATTTGACACAATTTATCCTTTAAACAGCTATTGTATCTGATTTTACCAGCGGTTTCCATTCTGTCCATACTGTTAAAGAGCCTAAACCACTAAAAACTAAATAATTTTGTTGAATTGTTGCAAAAGTTGTTTGGGCAGGAATTAGCCCAGTTTCAGTTATCCAATCTCCGTTTGGAACATTAAGTAAAGCATATACTGAGTCTGTATTAGCTGGTTGTGTAGATAAATCCACAGATTCCCATTGTATACCCGCAGCTACAGTTATCTTTTCATTTACATTAAAAAGTCCAGATTGTGCGATAAGCCACGATTGTTGATTAGCTATTAAAACAGCATTTGCATTTGACTCAGCACCAATACTAAATGTACCTATATAACCAGCAGCTTGACCTGCATCAATTGTTGCCTGACTATCACATACATAATTAATAGTATTTTGTGTTGGGTTATTTATTACGTATATTTGCATTATGAAACTGCTCCATAAACTCTAGTACAACCCGCTGAAAAGGTAACTGTTTTTCCATTTTTATTAATGGCTTTACCACCACCACCCCCTCCAGCGCCACACGCACCACCCCCAGAAGCGCCCCATCCACCGCCACCACCACCAGCATAAGATTGAGCACCACCGCCAGCACCATTAGTTGATCCGCCGTTACCACCACTACCATTACTACCTTGGTTATTGCCAAACCCACCCCCACCACCACCTGCTCCTCCTCCAACGCCGGGGCCCCCACCACCGCATCCCCCACCGCCACCCGATCCAGGTAATATTCTACCTCCACCACCACCGCTACCAGTGGTTTGAGAGTAACAACATGCGCCACCGGTACTAGAAACACCCCCAGCGCCAGAACTCCCTATAGTTCCACCGTTACCGCCCAATCCGCTACATTGATTATTTCCTCCAGTACCACCTCCTGCACCCCCACCGCCGCCGCCACCACCGTAACAATGCCTAGCACCACCACCACCGCCACCGCCACCAATATAACTAACATTATTTATAGTTATATTGATACCTGTTCCTATATTTAATGCCGGTCCACCGCTATTGCCGCCACCTATTTGAGCTCCAACACCACCTTGCCCCATAATAAAGCCATTGTTTACAAGGGTAAGAGTATCGCCTGTTGTGCCACCTGTTAAATTCAAGCCATAAGTGCCTGTAGAATTACTCCAAAGGTAAACTCCCGAGTTTACTGTAACTGTAATATCTGTTTTCCCTGCAACATATCCAGTGATAGAACTAATATTTAATGCAGCATTAGTTGTACTAGAAGTAAATGTATAAGTCTTAACTACTCTATTAGATTTGCCATAAAAATTTGTCGGCATGGTAATGGCGCCGCTAGGCACTCCAGCCAAGGTTCTAACAGCTGCATCATTAAGGCTAATTGTAGTTGTTCCATTACCACCGTTTTCTATTTCAATAGAAACACCAGCAGTTGCACCCGCAAGACTAATTGGTCCAGATGAGTTTAATGTCATAGTACTGTTACCTGTTTAGAATAAAATTTAGAATCAATTTTAATATTATTAGGTAATGCACCTTTTATACTTGCTGCTTGCATTAACTTGTTTTTTTCTTTTTTATCGTTATTTCGGCTATCAATTACTTTAACTAAAAGACTTCCTAAAAATATTTCAAAATCTTTAGTTCCTTTTAATTGTACATTAGCTAAATGTTGTGGAATTTGAAATAATTCATATTCAAACGTAAATGTATTTTGATTACCATCTTGGGCAAGAATAGAGCCCCCAAATTCTAAAATAGTGTCCGCATATTCACCTGTAAGAATAGCCACCCTAGATTTAAAAAGATTCAAATCTGAATATTCGTAAATAAAATCGACATCGTTTTTCATTATGGGGTTCCGTATGCTGTTATGTTAGATAAGGATATAAAATTACCCGAAGAGTCTAAGGAAGCAATCTGTGTTGCACCGTTATAAAAATATAACTTACCACTAATTTCTTGAATTGAAAAGTTTGCTGTGTAAAAACTAGCAGCTTTAGCAGTTCCGTTAACCAGTAAATTGCCAACGCCTGGGTCTGTAGCAGTACCAACGGATACTCCACCAGCAGCAGAAACTTGTAAACGTGAAATTGTATTGGTTTTAAATACTAATCCAGCGTTGACATCGGTTCCTAAAACAGATAAAGAGTTTGTTTGGTCCCAATACCATTGCGCTTTTTCTGTTCCATTATTGTACAAAGAAAAAGAAGTGTACTGTTGGCCAGCATTATCAACAATAAGGTTATTTGAGTTACCACCTTTAACATATAATGTTCCTGGCGTAGCTGTAGAACCAATAGAGACTGTTGTGGCAAAAGTGTTAGTATTAGTAAAGTTATTAACAGTATTAAGAATAGCAGAGCCATTCGTTCCTGAATATCCTGAGTACCCAGATGTACCGGTACCCACTGGGCCACTGTACCCGCTATACCCGCTGTATCCTGACACACCAGAACCGCTGTATCCTGATATACCGCTGTACCCGCTATATCCAGATATACCAGCTAGTTGAGTAACAACGTTCGAAAGGTTTTTATAAAACATAGCCCCATCAGCAACGTTGAACGCTAGTTCTCCGCTTAGCAAGCTCCCTGCTGTAGGGACGTGTCCTGATACGGTGCTAAAATACAGCTGAAGTGGTACGTAGCCGGATTGGGCCATTTTTTATTCCTTTAAATACTTTAGTATTTCTTTTGGTTTTACAAACCGATCGTTTCGGTGTTCGGTGGCTTCCCACCAGATAAATTGATTTTTTACTAAATGCGATCTATCTTCTAGTAAGTTAATATTTGATGTATGCCCAAATATTAACGGATCAGATGGGCCCCATAATACAATGCCTTTTTTACCTTCGTCCCAAGCTAAATGCTGGAAGAAGCTATCTACTCCAATCCAAGTTTGGCATTCTTTAACAAGGCTGCGTAACTCGGATATTGCTAAGTTCTTTCTAAAGTCCGGTACTAACTGTTCTTCACCTTCTATTCCAACTTGGATAATTGGCTCATCAATTAAAGCAATTAATTCTTTCCAATATGGATAGTTCTTAGGGTTTAGTTTACCGTTTCTTAACTTCTGCGCGTATGGGGCTATGATAATCATAAATACATCTTCCTATACGCATCTTCTAAACTATCTTTCCATTTCCAACTATCCATTTTCTTATAGATATTCCAGTGCTCTAAATCACCAAACAGTTGTGCTGCTTCTGCTATCGACCTACCGGGCACCACTTCAGGATAGCAAGTAAACACTTCAGCATTATGTATTGAAGGAAGTATCCTATTGAATACAATATGGTCACCAAGACCGCAGTTAAGAACCACAATGGTTTTATTACGATATTTAAGAATGTTTCTAAAAATAAATTCATCATGCTCGTATAGTTCCGCTTTTGTTTCGCTACGAATCCCACCTTTAGGATTCTTCATATGCCAAGTTACTGCATTGGGTACAGCTAAAATCGTATAGTTTTTTTGATGTAAACCATAAGTAAATAATGTTTCTTCTCTATGTGCTACTCGAGAAAGACCCAAATTATAATCATACACCCCAGCACGATATAGGAAAGAGCAGTGTAAATGTTCAACTTTTTTTACCTCTTCAATATATCCCCATTGGGCATTAGGTTCTGAATCAATACGGTCAATAAGGCCTGTTATAAGCCTTGTATCGGGTATATATGGTGGGGTTAATACTGACCCACCAACTGCACCTATATCGTTACCTATGTAGCTATAAAGCGTTTCTAGAACGTTTGGTTCTGGTATAGCGTCATCATCGCAACGCCAAACCCAGTTATAACCCATTTCATTTGCTTTTTGGTGAATGTGGTGTTGGCCTTTCTTTTCGGCGTATAGCCACTCCCAAGCAATACCTTTTGCATCTAACATCTGAAAAAAGTAAGAGTAAATCATCTCTTTTCGCATGTCTTGCGGATTATCATTGTCATCAAAGATAACCAGCTTATCGACCGGTTTAGACTGGTTTATAATAGCGTTTAATACTAAAGGCAGTGTTGAAAAGTACCGCCCCCGTGTTGCTACGGAGCACAGTACTTTACTCATTGGTCCACCTACAGATCATCAGGTTGCTAATATTAGACTCTGTAATCGGATCTATAGCTGTGGAGATATATCCTGCGTGATTAATATAATTAAACTCAAAACCGGAAAAGTCTTTTTCAGTCAAACCGTGCAGCTTATGATGCTCACCCCAGAAACCTTTAGGTTCATTGTGCGGCACAGTAACCAATAAACGATTACAGTGTTGCTTTAACTTTTCTACAATCTCTAAACCATTGTCAAGGTGCTCGATAACTTCAAAGGCAATGATCGTATCGTATTGTTTTAGTTCATAGCTATTAATATCAGCTTGCTCAAAAAAGTCGTTTATACGCCAGTTTTGTTCTTTTGCTACTTCAATTATAATTGGATCGTAATCTAAACCTAAGTAACTGATATCCGGATGTAAAAACTGAGCCCCATATCCTGTTGAGCAGCCTATTTCAAGAATACTATTACCTAACAAATTCTGTGCAGCCCACTCGTAACGCTGGGTCTCGCGCGGGAATACTACATCACCTTTGAGGAATACAGCTCGCTCGTAGTTGTTTGACAAGCGCCACTTATACCACTCCATATTGTATTTCTTGGCCAGCTTTAGTTCATTCAATAAGAACTTGTTTGACCAATCCTGTACTAAGGATTCATCGTGCACTGTACCTTCAGCTTTATGGTAGATTGGGAACGATCCATTGTCCCAATTTGCGTGAATTGTAAATCCATTCCAACGGGCTTTATAGCAAAACTCAATATCTTCGCAACCACCAGTTTCGTACTCTTCGTTAAGTAAACCTACAGCTTGAAATACTTTTGTGTAAATCATTACACAAAAGAACACTCCAAAGCGCTGTTGTGTAATGTCTGACCACTGAGTCCATACTGTGGAAATATCTCCTCCAGCATCTAACTTTTCTAACCAACCATAATCAAGGATAACTGTATCATTGTTTAGTAATACAATACGCTCTGTTGTTGATGCCAAGATACCTTCATTAGTTGCCTTGGCGAACCCTAAAGCCTCATCACTCCAAATAATCTTTAGGTTTGATACAGCAGTCTTTAAATATTCTAAATACTGTTTTGTATTATCTGTGCAACCATTTGCTGATATAATTAGTTCCACATCATCCATGTTACTGTATTTGATGATGGAGTCAATACATGGTTTTAAGTATTTCTCACAGTTACTATATGTGGGTATTACAATGCTGTATTTCATGTTTACCTAAAAAGTTCATACGAACTTAGAGTATACCACAACTTTCTTTAATTTTGTCTACTTCATTAGCTAATTCTTTAATTGCTTCTATAATTAAAGGAACTAAACGTTCGTAACGAACGGTAAGATATTTATCACTAATAGGTGCTGGAACCACAACTTCTGGTTGCACTCTTTGTACAGATTGAGCCGTTACACCAACTTCAGGAATTGAGGCGTCATAACCTAATGCCACCGCGGTTTCATTTGCATGGTATAACATGGTTTC